TTATTATTGCTAACTCTACAGCTAAGACTGTATGATAAACAGTCCATAGCACTGATTGTTTTTGTCCGTCTAAAGATTTATATTTTTTCATTATGCTTGACAAGCTAGACATTCCTCTTCGGAGTCTGGTCTAACTACCCTTTCTATTTTTGTTGATAAAATTTCTGCTCTTCTAATTGCCTCTGAACGACAATAGTAAAGTGTCTTAATTCCTTTTTTCCAAGCTGATAGATGTAATAAATGTAATTCTTTTATGTTTACATCTGCTGGAACAAATATGTTTAAACTTTGTGACTGACAAATATACTCTTGTCTGTCAGCAGCTAAATCAATTATCCATCGTTGGTCAATTTCAATAGCAGTTGCAAATACATCTTTTTCCCATTCATTTAAATCATCTAAATGATATACAGAACCTCGTTTAGAGACTATGCTTTTCCAAACTTCATCAGTATCTATTCCTTTTTTCTTTAATAATTTTTGTAAGTGTTTGTTCTTAATAAAATGTGTGCCACTCATTGTTTTCTGTGTAAAAGCGTTTGCTCTTAATGGTTCAATAGAAGGACTAGTCTCACCACATATAATACTACTACTTGCATTCGGTGCAATTGCTAGAATATGTGCAAACCTTTTTCCAGTTCCTTCCATGTCAGGAGCTTCACCTCTTTCTTTTGCTAACCACTCTGACTCTCTTTCTGCTTCTTCTTTAATTTGTTTAAAGATAGCTTTGTTAGTAGTCTTAGCTAACACACTAGCAAAAGGAATGTTTCTATGTTGTAAGTATGAATGAAAACCCATAGTACCTAAACCAATACTACGTTCTCTCATTGCAGAATACTTAGCACGTTCTAATTCATCAGGAGCATTCTCAATAAAGAATGTTAATACGTTATCTAAAAATCTTATAACGTCTGGTATGAATTGTTTGTTATCTCTCCAATCATCAAACTTTTCTAAGTTTAAACTAGAAAGACAACACACTGCTGTTCTATCTTCACTTGTTGGTAAAGTAATTTCACTACATAAATTAGAATGATGTACTTTTAATCCAAGTCCCTTTTGACTGATAGGCAAATGCTTTTGTATAGTGTCAATAAAGGCAAGGTAAGGTTCACCAGTGGCAACCCTAGTCTCAAGAATTTTTTGCCATAATTTTCTAGCACTAACGGTACGTACAACTTTTTTAGTATGAGGGTCAATAAGTTCCCAACTATCATTGGCGTTAGGATTATTAGTACACTCATCAATAAGAGACATAAACTTATCAGAAACATTAATACCGTGATGAAGGTTAAGACACTTACGATGAATGTCCCCACCACTCGGCTTACGTATTTCCAAAAATTCTTCAAGCTCAGGGTGTGAAATATTTTGATAACTTGCATAGCTTCCTCTTCTTGTTTTACCTTGAGAGAACGCTAACATTTCTGAATCAACAACGTGCATGAATGGTATTGAACCAGTAGATGTTGAGCCACCAGAAGTAGATGTTCCATCACTTCTAACGTCACCCCAATAACCACCAATACCACCACCTACTGTTGCTAACCAAGCATTCTCTGTATAGTGTTTTGTTAATCCCTCTCGACTATCAGGAACGTAATTAAGAAAGCATGAGATAGGCATTCCTTTTTTAGTTCCACCATTTGTTAAGATAGGTGTTGCAAACATGAACCATAGGTTCGACACATAACTATAAATTCTATTAGCCATTTCATCATTATCTGAAAAAGCTTTTGATACTCGCATGAATGCTTCTTGAGGACTTTTTTCCTCATCAGTTAAGTATCTATCTTTTAGTATTTTTAATCCAGCCTCGGTTAGTAATGTATCTTTGCTATAGTCCATGTTTATTTTAATCCTTTTTTTCTTGTTGTTTAATTATTTCTCTTTCTTTCTTTTCACATTCCCCGGCGATTGCCATGTAAGCCGAAGCGTCCACATAAGTGTCATCAGTTCTATTACCTAACATTGTCCTTGCAACTTTTAATAGGTTCATCATTACTGCTACATCGTGTGGACTAATTCTTCTTTGTAAATAGATTGTCCAAAAATTTGCGATGTTCGTGTGGTTTATATATTTGTCACCGTACTCTTCAGCACGGTCACCAGCCACCAACTCTTTAGCTTTCTCTAAAAAATCTTTTGTGGTTTTTAAATCTTCCATAAGTTTATCTCTCCTGTTGTTTTATTGTATTCACCATGTCTTAATATTCTTGCTACTTGTGCTTGTTGTAATGCGTCAGCTTCAGTTAGATTATTTTTTTCATAAGTCTTAACCACTAGCTGCCACATATCTTTTACGGACATTGATTTATCCGTTAAAATTTTTTCAGCAGTTTTTATTCCAACTGAGGGACAGCCAGAAAATCCATCAACGCTGTCCCCAGTTAGAGTCTGTATTAAATGCCACCAATCACATTCATTCTTTTTTCTTAGGACTATATTTTTTCCGTCCTTAGAAATGTATGAAGGTATTTGCATTAGGTCTTTATCCAAAGAACATATAATTCTTTGCTCACCTTTGTTTGGCTCAGTAGCAAGTATACCGAGAACATCATCAGCTTCAAGATTAGGAAGGACTATAGCATTATACTCTTCCTTTAAATGTTCTCTTAATGCTCCTAATACTAAAGGCTTACGTTTGTTTTTACGGTTATCCTTATAGCTAGGTAATACATCTTTTCTAAAATTCTTAGAGTCAGTTAAAGCTATAGTTATAATATCTGTCTCTAAGTTTTCTTTTAGATTTTCAATCTCTGTATACAGTAAACTCTTTGCATAATTTTCATCTGCGTGAAGTGTCCATAACCCTTCACCCCAATTAGTATCTACCTCTGCCATAGTAGCAGATTTGTATGCAAGTATATCACCGTCAATTAGTAATCTTCTTTTCATTAATCCTCCAGTGGATAGGTTATGTTAAATTTTTTTGTGTAATTAATTCTGCAAGAGGCAGTAAAACTAAAGTGCTTTTATATCCGTCACCACCTTTTACTTTTCTTGCGTTTGGAAATTTCTTTTCTACTAAATTTTTTACACGCTCTATAGGAAATATAAATGTTACATTATATTCATCATCAGTATCAGGAGAACACAATGAATGTATCCACCATTTTACATTTTTATTATCCGGGTGATATAAACCACTCGGCTTGTCACTACACTCAACCTCAATACATAAATTATCATTCCTAGACCAAGACGAAAACCTTTCAGTTTTAACCTCGGCTACAGAATTATCCATGTTAAGTGTAGTAAATATTTTATCTTGATGTGCTTCACCAAATGTTAAATCGTTTTTAAACTTACCCATATTAATGTGTTCCACTCCAATTATTTGAGATTTTATATTCGCCAGTTAATGGCACTCTTAATTTGAAATGTTCGCCAGTTCGTTTAATACATTCGACAGCTAACTTTCCTACTTCTTCTGCTTTGTCTTTATCACATTCAACTTGTATCTCATCATGTACCCACAACAATTGTTGAACACCTTTAATATGACTAACAGCTTTATCAAATTCAACTAGCCATTGTTTACAAACAATAGCACCAGCACTTTGTAATAAAGTATTCAATGCACTGTGTTGATTTCTTACTTTAACTTTTCTTTTATCAAGACCAAGTAAATAGCCACGTTCTGCAACTTCTTTAACTTGTTCAATTAATTTACTTAATGCTGGTAGCCTATTAAGAAATTGTTTTCTTACTTTAGCTGCGTCACGATTTGATTTACCAGTAACCTCTGCTATCTTTGCTACTCCAGCACCGTAAAGCCAAGCGTACAGAAAACGCTTACTTGCGTCTCTTGTATCTAGTCCAGCTAGTTTTTGATTTGTTGTGTGTATGTCACCATTGACTACAATGTCAGCATACTTACCGTTATCAAACTTTGCTATGTAGTGTCCAAGTAAACGTAACTCTAATCCTGAAACGTCAATACCAATTAAAGATTTAGTAGGTGGCACAGTAAACAATTCTCTAAACTGTTTTCCATAAGGAATGTTAACAGCCGGGACTTGTTGTAAGTTAGGTCTACTTGCAGTCGCTCTCCCGGTAACAGCATTGTTTGTATTAACTGTACCGTGTAAGCGTCCATTCTTTTCTAATTTTAAATAAGCATTACTACCTTCTGCTAACATACCAATTCGTTTTTCTAATAAGAAATAACGTGCTAATAATTTAGCTTCAGGATAACTTAAACTATTTAAAACTTTATCATCTACTTTTGGTTTGCCATCAGGAGTAAACTCTTTTGGTTTCCAATCGTATTTAGTTTGTAATCTATTAGCAATGTGTTGTCTGCTTGAAGGATTAAACTCAATGATTTTATCTTTTAATTGCTTTCCTGTTTTTTCAGAAACTCTCTTAATAGTTATAGGTAAAAAAGTTTCTTCCATTTCTTTTCTAATGTTTTCTCTTTCACTAGACAATTCAGAATACAAGGCTGTTGCTTTTTCTTTATCAAACATTATGCCATATCTTTCTTGCCTACCTATTAAATCAGTTACAGCGTGTTCAAGTTCTAGTGATTGCTCTGAATATTTTTGCTCCAAAATTTTTCGGTATAAAGTATAAGTAACTTCTACATCTTGAATACAATACTCAAGCATTTCAGAATTAAACTCTGACCAATCAGTTTCAATTTGTTGTTTATAATTTCCTAGTCTAACTCCCCATGCTTTTAAACTATGTTTGTTGACTAACTGTCTTGGAAAATCTTTTGTATGAACCCTAGTCATGTCTGACTCCATTAAGTCTGACCAAATTAGGCGTGTTGCTACTAGAGTATCAAATACTTTAGCTTTAGTTTTAAATTGAAAAAGTTTTTCTAAAACTGGAATGTCATATTTAATTATATTGTGACCAATAATTAAATCAGCTTTCTCTAATTTATTTGTGCCTTCCCACCAATTGTCTATAGTGTATGATGTAATTTCATTTGTATCTATATCTTTTAAGACAAGACAATGAAGCTTAGACACATCATCAAGTAATCCGTTTGTTTCTATATCAAATACATAACTAGACATTTAAATTTACCTTTACTAATTTAATAATGTTACAAGAAGGAATGACCGTAGAAGAACCTGCGTCACCTAAAGTGTTATCTTTTTTATAATTAAAATCACTCATTAAAATATGTACGTCTTCATCTTTTTTTATGAGCCAACCTGTGCTAACACATACACATGGTTTAGATTTTAATACCTCTGATATTTCTTTCCATGAGGGGTCTGACTCAATGTCTTTCCAATAAGCAACATAGAACCCATAGTTAAATGGAATACTAGGCAGTTTTACTTTTCTTTTTTTCACGTTTAAATTTCCTTCCTACAAAAAATACCCATACATTTTGTACTGTGTTTATTGTCACCATTATAAGTAACCAAGCTTCCCAAATTTCCATTAATGTACCGTTGCAATCTCAACTAAAACTCTAGTAGCTGCTTCTTCAACTAA